TCGCTGGATCTGGAACATGGACTTCAGTCCGACGCCGGGCGAGGTGTTTCTTGACGACATAGAGCGCAACGCAGGCAAGCGTGCAGGAAGCGGTTTCGTCCTGATCGAGCCGAATATCGAGGCATGGAAATCGGTCGCTCCGAATAAGGACTGGGGCAGGAAGAACTATCAGGCCGTCGTCGATCGCTTGGTAGGCGCCGGGCACCGCGTGGTGCAGTTTGCCTATCCAAAGGCTGGATTGCCCTTGCGTGGTGTGCAGTCGATCATCACGACGTCATTCCGGGATGCCGTTTCTGTGCTTTCCAATGCGGCTCTTTACCTCGGGCCTGAAGGTGGTTTGCATCACGCATCGGCGGCTGTGAGTATACCAGCCGTGGTGCTGTTTGGCGGGTTCATCCCGCCATCGGTCACTGGCTATCCGACACATGCGAATTTGACGGGCGGGGCTGAGGCCTGCGGCTCCTTGAAGCCATGCGAGCACTGCCGCATGGCCATGGAGCGGATCACCGTCGAGGAAGTCGTTGAAGAGGCATTGGAAAGGCTCTGAATGGATAAGCATAAGCCGGTTGGTGCTTCCTACACAGTGCAGCGCCGCGTCGCCGGCTATCACGACGTTCGGATGGATGGCATTTCCGACCTCATCTTGCGTGCAAGGGATATGCGGGTGTTCGATATCGGCTGCAACCGCGGCCTTGTCGGACTGGAGTTCGCGCAGAATGGGGCCAAGGCGGTTCACGGCTGCGATATCTTCGCCGAGGGCATCAACACGGCCAGGGAGGTCTTTGCCGATCTCCGCTATGTCGAAAGCCGTTTCGAGGTGGTCGATCTGACCGGCGGCCCGAAATCGCTCGAGATGTTTACCGAGCGCTATGATATCACGCTTTGCCTGGCGACCTATCACAAGCTGAAGCGCGTCATGAAGCCGGCCGATCTCACCTCGCTTATGCAACATTTCGGCAGGTGGACGAAGCTCTATTTCGGCTGGCGCGGCACGTCGGACAAGCCGGATGAGAACGACGAGGAGATCGCGAACCTTGATCGCGATCTGAAACCTGTGGGGCTCGTCCGTATCCACACCTCCTACATCTCGAAAGAGCTTGGCGTCGCCGCGATCTGGAGCCGCATATGACCATTCTTCAGGTTGACGCCGAGATTGACGGACTGGCCGACATCCTGGTCGGCGAGGGCGTCACGTCCTTTCTGGAAATCGGCTCGAAGTTCGGCGGTTCTCTGTTGCGCGTGGCCGAGCGGCTGCCTCCTGGATCGCGCATAGTGTCGGTTGACATGCCGCGCGGCACAAAGGCGTGGCCACAGAGCGAGGTCGATCTCAAGGCCGCCATCCAGAAACTTCAGATACAGGGCTACGACGCTCATCTCATCTGGGGCGACAGTACCGCAGTCGACGTGGTCGCAAAGGTGGCAAACCTTGGCCCATTCGATGCTTGCTTCATCGACGCCAATCATACGCTGCCATTTGTCGAGAAGGACTGGGCCAATTACGGGCCGATGGCCAAGATTGTAGCCTTCCACGATATCGGCTGGAAGCGGGCGCCGACTTGGGAGGGTTGCCGCATCGACGTTCCCGAGTTCTGGGACAGGATCAAAGGCGGCTATTGGCATCAGGAATTGAAGTTTTGTCCGACCGGCAAGAACAACGGGATCGGCGTCCTGTGGCGCTCATAATCTCGACGTGGGTCTGGGGCACGAAATATGGCCCCGAGTACGTCGCTAAGCTTGCCGCCGGCGTGGCGTGCAATTTGAGTGAGCCGCATCGGTTCGCCGTGTTCACGCCGCCGTCAGAGGACATGCATCTGACCGAGGCCAAAGGCTGTTTCGCAAGACTTCGCGCCTTCGATCCTGCGTGGCAGGCAGCAAACGACATTGAACCGGGCGACAGGATCGTTTGCCTCGACCTCGACCTGATCATCACTGGTTCGCTCAATGGGTTGTTCGATCGGGAAGAGCCGTTCACTATCCTGCAGGGCGTCAACACGTCTAACCCCTGTCCGTTCAATGGTTCTCTGTGGATGCTCAAGGCCGGCTACCGCCCGGATGTCTGGCATGAGTTCTCGCCGGAGCTCGCGGCCAAGATTGTCTTCGATTCTTTCCCCGACGACCAGGCGTGGTTTGCCGACATGATGCCAGATGCCGGTTCCTTCGGCCCGGAGGATGGCGTCTACGCGTTCCAGAAAAAAGGGTGGCCCAAGGGCGAGGCGCTGCCGAAAGGCGCCAGGATCGTCGCTTTCCCCGGCTGGCGCGATCCTTCGCAATATACGCGTCTCGACTGGGTTCAACAGCACTGGCATTCATGATCGATCCTAAGACTGTCGCCTTTTTCGTCCCATCCGAACTGAAGACGTTCAAACTCAAACTCTTCAACCGCATCGGCGAGACCATCGAAAGGGCAGGCGGTAGGATCATCCGGGGGGATTGGCCGGCGCTCGACAGGCTGCCAGCCGATATCATCCCGATTGTTGGGTGTTCCCCATACCTCAAGCCGCTCATCGCTGGATGGCGTCAGTCGGGCCGGAAATGGATCTATTGGGATAGGGGATACGCTCGGCGCGTATTCGCGACCGACCTGCCAACCGGAGAGGGTGGCGGGTTCTATCGCTGGCACATCGGCGGGTTTCAGCTTCAGACGATCCGCAACGTTCCCGATGATCGCTGGGCAGCGCTGAAAACAGATGTCTGGCCGTGGCAGCGCACCGGCAGGCACATCGTCGTTGCCGAGCCCAGCGAGACCTATGAGCGGTTCCACGGCATCGAGGGTTGGACGGCGCGCACCGTCAAGCGGCTTAACGAACTGACTGACCGGCCGCTCCTGATCCGTAACAAGGAAATGCAGCGCTTCGGCCGGAAGTTGCATGAGGATCTGAAGGGCGCGCACTGCCTGGTCACGCATGGCTCCAATGCCGCTGTCGAGGCGGTGATCATGGGATGCCCGGTGTTCGTCCATCAGGACAGCGCGGCCACTCTGGTCGGGCGCTGCGACCTGTCGAGAATTGATGAGCCGATCTATCCCGATCGGCAACCCTGGCTCAATGCGCTGGCCTATTCGCAGTTCAATGAAACCGAGCTCGTCGACGGAACTCTCTGGAAGATGATCGCCTGATGAAACTCCCATTCGGACTGACAGTCTTGCGCCAGAAGGCAGCGGTGCCGTCGAGCGCTGTTGCCGTGGCCGAAAACCGCGGCTGGTTCCGCATCATGGAGAGCTTCACCGGAGCCTGGCAGCGCAACATCACTGTCGATTTCAACACCGTGCTTTCCTACCATGCCGTCTATGCCTGCATGACGCTGATCGCTTCGGACATCTCGAAGCTCTGCGTCGAGCTCGTCCAGGAAGACGCCGACGGCATCTGGACCGAGGTTGATAGCCCGGCCTATTCGCCCGTCCTGCGCAAGCCGAACCGCTACCAGAACCGCATCCAGTTCTGGGAAACCTATGTGCTGTCCAAGCTGATGCGCGGCAACACCTACGTCCTGAAGCAGCGTGACGGTCGCGGCGTGGTCACGGCGCTCTATGTGCTCGATCCGAACCGGGTCAAGGTGCTGGTCGCCGACGACGGGTCGGTCTGGTATCAGCTCAACATGGACAACATCTCCGGCATCAGGGAGCCGATCGACGTCCCCGCCAGCGAGATCATCCACGATCGCTTCAATTGCCTGTTCCATCCTCTCGTCGGTACCTCGCCTATCTTTGCGGCAGGTGTGGCCGCAACCCAAGGCCTCAATATCCAGAACAATTCGGCCACCTTCTTCGGCAACAGGTCTCAGCCTGGCGGCGTTCTGACTGCCCCCGGTTCCATCGGCGACGACACTGCAGCACGCCTGAAGGAGGCATGGGATACCAAGTTCACCGGCGATAATGCCGGCAAGGTAGCGGTCCTGGGCGACGGGCTGACCTTCGAAAAGCTCACCATGACCGCCGAGGAATCGCAGCTCATCGACCAGTTGAAATGGACGGCCGAGGTCGTCTGCTCGGTGTTCCATGTGCCGCCCTACAAGATCGGCATCGGCGACATGCCGACCTACAACAACATCCAGTCGCTCAACGTCGAATATTATTCCCAGTGTCTCCAGTCGCTTATCGAAGCGGCCGAGCTCTGCCTCGATGAAGGCCTTGGCATCGGCGAGGGTGTTCTGATCAACGGTAAAACCTACGGCACCGAGTTCGATGTCGACAATCTGCTCCGCATGGATTCGGTGACGCAAATGCAGGTGCTCAAGGACAGCGCCGGCATTCTCGAGATTGATGAGATGCGCGCGAAAATAGGGGTGCGCAAGACCAAGGGTGGCAGCGCCGTCTATCTCCAGCAACAGAATTACAGCCTCGAGGCGCTCGCCAAGCGCGATGCGCAGCCTGATCCGTTCACCATTGCCAAGCCTACCTCAGTTCCCATGGAGCCGCCGGCGGCGCAAGCGCAGGATCGGCAGGCCGAGCCCGCGAAGAAAGGCGTCAGCGTAGCTCACGTCACGACCAAATGGCTTGGCGCATATGAGATGAAGCAAGAGGAAGCGGCCTGATGGACCTACAGGAAGCCTTCGATGCCGGCTTCGACGCCGTCAAGGCCTATGTCGACAAGTCATTCTCAGCCTTCGAGACCCGTATTCTCAGGCTGGAAAAGCTGTTGGCCGAGATGCCAAAGCTGAAGGACGGAGCCGACGGAAAATCGATCACCGCTGAAGATGTCGCCCCTCTGATCGCTGACGAGGTGGCGAAGGTCGTTTCAGCGTTGCCGCCGGCCAAAGACGGCGAGAGTGTCGATGTCGAGGAATTCAAGCAATTCTTCAAGGCTCATATTGGCGAAGAGATCAAATTCGCCATTGCCGCATTGCCGCCCGCAGAGAAGGGCAAGGACGCTGATCCGGCCAACACGGCCGCCTTGGTCAAGACGGAGGTCGAACGCGCTGTGACGGCTCTGCCTGTGCCGCAGGATG